CATTGGTCTGTGTTTGAACAGTCTTTTATGACTCTTGAGATTGAAACTAATCGTGGTATTGCTGCACAAATATTACGGCATAGAAGTTTCACATTCCAAGAGTTCTCTCAAAGGTATGCAGACACAAATCTTTTGGGGGACACTATTCCGGTTCCAGAACTTCGTAGGCAAGACACAAAGAATCGTCAGAACTCCACTGATGATTTAGAAGAAGAAAAAGTGTTTGTTATGAACAAAATGATCATTGATTTGTTTAGGGATGCCCAGGATACATATAACTTTCTTTTGAGCCAAGGAGTAGCAAAAGAGTGTGCTCGCTTTGTACTGCCCTTAGCGACCCCTACAAGGCTCTACATGAGCGGTTCGTGTAGATCTTGGATACATTATATCAATCTTCGTTCTTCTCATGGAACTCAGAAAGAACACATAGATATTGTAAAAAATGTAAAAGATATTTTTTATTGTGTCTTTCCAAATGTTTCTGAGGCATTAGGGTGGACTTGTGAAGATTGTAATTGTGATGATGTACAACCAGCTTTGAGGATAGACTAATGAATAATCAAGAAGTACTTGATTTAGCAAAAGATTGTGGACTTGTTTACAATAACAATCATGACATTTTAAATTTTTATCAAAAACTCCGATCACAAATGAAAAAAGAATTCCAGTCTAAATATCAATATCAGGGGAGTGAACCTGTAACAGAATGTGTGGAGGATTGAACATTGCCATTGTACCCAGTTAAAAATTTAAAGACAGGAGAGGCACAAGAACTCTCCATGACAGTTGAAGTGTATACTCAATGGAGAAAAGAAAATTTAGATTGGGATAAGGATTGGTCTCAAGGAGTTGCTTCAATAGGAGAAGTAGGAGATTGGCAAAACAAATTAAAGAAATCTCATCCCGGTTGGAACGATGTTCTGCGTCGTGCTAAGATGATGCCTGGTTCAAACATTCAAACACTATAGAATATTATGGCTGCTAGAAAAAGAAGAGATACATCTACTTCAGTTGGTATTGGTGTAAGCGCCAAGCAAATGAAGAGGAAACAACCAATTAACTCTGATATGTTACTTGATATTGTTCCACTTACTGAAAATCAAAAACGTCTATTTGATCTATATGACGAAGGTAAGATGATATTTGCATATGGTGCTGCAGGAACTGGTAAAACTTTTATCACACTCTATAATGCCCTTAAGGATGTTTTAGATGAAACCACACCTTATGATAAAATTTATATTGTAAGATCTCTTGTATCCACTAGAGAAATTGGTTTTCTTCCTGGAGACCATGAAGACAAGTCATCCCTTTACCAAATTCCATATAAGAAAATGGTAAAGTATATGTTTCAAATGCCAGATGATCCTTCGTTTGAAATGCTTTATGGCAATCTTAAGGCACAAGAAACGATTAGTTTTTGGAGTACATCTTTTCTTAGGGGAACAACCTTCGATCAATCAATTATTATTGTAGATGAATGTCAGAATCTTAACTTTCATGAGTTAGATTCAATCATTACTCGTATTGGTGAGGATTGTAAGATCATGTTCTGTGGTGATATTATGCAATCAGATCTTGTAAAACAAAGTGAACGAAATGGTATTATGGATTTTACTAAAATTTTAATGGCAATGCCTGAGTTTGAGTGTATTGAATTTGGTATTGATGATATTGTTCGTTCTGGACTTGTTAAGTCTTATCTTGTAAACAAAATTAATTTGGGATATTGATGTTTAAACATGTAAATCACCTTGGTGATATTGAATTAAAATCCAGAGAAATTGATGGCATTCGGTTTTATGATACCCCATCAGGATCTGCCAATCCATCAATTACATCGGTCACTTCTCATAAGAATCGTGAATTTTTTGCTGAATGGCGACAGAGAGTTGGCGAACAAGAAGCAAATCGTATTTGTAAAACTGCAACAACTCGTGGAACAAAATTCCATGAAGTCTGCCAAGATTATCTAGAAAATAAATTAAAAGAAGAATACGATTCACAATCTATGATAATGTTTGATGCTGTCAAACCATATCTAGATAAGATTGGATTGGTACATGCTATTGAACGATCTATGTTCAGTGATGTTCTTGGAATTGCAGGAAGAGTAGATTGTATTGCAGAATATGAAGGTGAACTTGCAGTTATAGACTTTAAAACCTCTGCAAAAATCAAACGTGAAGATTGGATTGAACAATACTTTGTCCAGGAAGTTGCATATGCATGTATGTATTTTGAAATGACTGGTATTCCAGTCAAAAAATTAATTACTATTATGGTAACTCCTGATGGTGTTGTGAAAATATTTGACAAAAGAGATAAAATGTATTATATTAAGCTATTGACACAATATATTAAACAATTTGTTTCAGATAAGTTAGAACTCTATGGAAAATGAAATTGAAAATGCATTACAGGAAAAATTTATGAGTCAGGCAAAGTTTTCTTCTGACATAGAAGAAATTGTGAGAGAGAATGAACTTACATACATTGAATCCATTGTTCAGTATTGTGATGAAAATACAATTGAGATTGATACTATCTCTAAACTTCTTTCAAAACCATTGAAAGAACGACTTAGGTGTGAAGCAATGAATCTTAATTATTTGAAAAAAACATCTAAGGCAAAACTTCCTATATGACGCCGTTTGAAGTATATTGTTGTTATCTGGCATTAAAAAATCATTTTACCAAAGATTCATACGATTACTTTAAGTATGGTGGAAAAGGAAGAACTACAATTACTGCATTTCATAAAAGAAAGGATAGATATTTTTTTGAAAAAATTTCAAGACAGAAGTCTAAAGAAGAAATTTTAGAATACTTTGTCTCTAATTTTATTGAATGTAACGATCCTCAAAGACTATGGGTTGGCGCAATTATTCAATCTGGAGAAACCAATTATAAGAATTGGAAAAAAAGAATTGAAAGTTTACGATATCAATTTACTGAAGAGGTGACTAGTATATTTTCTGAAAATGACTTTAATGAAATTTTTATATGTAAGAATGGAACACATCCAATCATTCTAAAAAATTTCCTGAGCGGGAAGATTAGTATAGAAACCCTAGTGATATGTGATAGAATATTCCTGTTCGGGAATAATTTTGACAAAAAACTATTAGATCCTGTATGGGAGTCTGTAAGTTTAAAAATAAGGAAGTACAATCCGTTTCTAAATATTGACACGGATCAATTCAAAAAAATAATTCGTGACAGGGTGTTGACAATCGACACCTGATCTGGTAAAATAAACAAGTACAACACATCGCACACATCGTACACGGAGAATCAAATGTCTTTTGCTGAACTCAAAAAACAATCAAAACTTGGTAACTTGACTGCAAAGTTACTTAAAGAGGTAGAAAAAGTTAATAAGGGGTCATCGAATCAAGATGATCGTCTTTGGAAAATTGAACGAGATAAAACTGGTAATGGTTATGCAGTAATTCGTTTTCTTCCTGCACCTAATGGAGAAGATGACCAATATGTTCAAGTTTTTAGTCACGCATTTCAGGGAACTGGTGGTTGGTTTATTGATGGTTGCTTGACAACTCTTGGTGCTAAATGTCCTGTTTGTGAAGAAAACAGTAAACTGTGGGCAACTGGTAGTAAGACTGATCAAGATACTGTTCGCAATCGCAAGCGTAAGTTGTCATACTATTCCAACATCTATGTTGTGAAAGACCCTGCTCACCCTGAAAATGAGGGTAAAGTATTTCTATTCAAGTATGGTAAGAAAATCTTTGAAAAGATTACTAGTGCTCTAAAACCTGAATTTGAAGATGAATCACCCAAAGATGCATTTGATCTTTGGTCTGGTGCCAACTTCAAACTGAAAGTTCGTATGGCAGATGGTTATCCAAACTATGATAAATCTGAATTCGAAACTTCGGGCACTCTTGCAGGTTTGGATGATGAAGATCTAGAAAAGATTTGGAAGCAGTGTCACTCTCTTAAAGAATTTACAAATGTGGATTCATTCAAGTCTTATGATCAACTTAAGAC